CGACTCATTAAATAAGGACTGTGAATTAGTTTCCTGATGTCATAAATCAGGTGGTGGAAGTCGACCATATCGGTTCGCCCCTACTGATCAGATTTATCAGATCTAAGCATGTGATATGCTGGTATTATGAATACTTAGCAAGACACGGGTTCGACTCCCGTCATCTCCACTTATTGTTCATCTTTTAAGGCAACCAGAAATGGTTGCCTTCTCTGTCATATTTATGTCCGAACCAATTAAAAAATTAAAAGATGAAACAAAGAGCCACATCTCTGGCCATCAGCCTACGTGACAAACTATTCCATTTATTCTTAATAAGTGCCTTATCATTTATAGGCCTTGCTTTTCTATTCCAAGTCTTCATGGTATTCTTGGAATTTAGTGGTAGAAGTGAATATGCAACCCAAATAGCAAATGAAATTACTTGGAGAATGGATGGTACATTCAAAAACCATCCTGGTAATATCTGGTATAACGCAGATGAACATATCTACGTTGAAAAGGTTACTAACAAAGTAGTTGTTGGTAAATTAGCAGGTAACCGCAATTTAGAATTCGGTGTTAAAAACGTACTAGAAGAATACTTACAAGACAAAGGATATAATCTATCTCCAGATGCTGAAAATAAACTACGTGTTGAAATTATCTATTTAGACGTACTAACTACAAAGAAAAGTATTTCAGTATTCCATAAAGGTGAAGATGAAGTAGTTATTCGTTTAAAAGGAATCCTATACAAAGACGGTATAAAAGAAAAGGAAATAATTGTTGAAGAATCTTCATCTGAAATTTCTATGTCTACTTTACTTGTAGATCAAGGTGGAAAATTCAATCAAACATCATTAAGCAATGCTCTAAAGAAAGGTTGTGATAAACTAATCACTAAACTATTCGAAAAATAACTATGAAAAAATTAATAGTAATTATAGGGGTATTATTGATGTCCCTAGCAGCTGACGCACAGTTAGTCGTCAACCAAACAGTAACTCCTTCATCTAATGTTAAAGTAGGTGATACAGTTACTGTGAAATATACTGTAACTAGAGGTACAACAACACCACGTTACTTCTGGTTAAGATATCAATTTAACAACAAGGCACTAACATTAGTACCAAACAGTACTGTATTCTCTCAAGGAACATCAGTACAAACATATTTTACAAACTGGAACAACTACAAATTTACTCCATCTAATACTGCATCAGATACTTCATTATACGCGCAGTATCAGGCCTCACCTTGGTCTTATGCTACCAATGCTGATTGGAATGTAGGTCAATTAACAGTACAAAGAGCCGATGCGTCTATCAATGGCGATATTGCAACTCAAAAATATGTTATTAAAGATTTAGGTGCATATAACGACATTCATAAATTAGACTTAGCACATGCTATCAACGATGCTTCAGTTTATATTTCACCAATCACAAGACCAAACATTAACGCTTCATTAACTAACGTAACCGGTAACACATCTCAATTTAAAGTAAGAGTATTATTCCCTTCAGGATATAATATTACTGATCATAATGTTCAGTTGATGAGATTAAAGAACGATGGAACAGGTGATATTGACTGGTCACAACAACCAATTGCTCAATTACCATTAGATGCTAGTGGTGAAACTACATTTACAACACAAGTAAAAGTAGGTGATAGCTTAGGTGTATTTGTTAGTCCTGCTTCTCAAAAGCAGTGGATGAACAACGTAATTACTGTATCAGATGCTTATAAGGCATTCTTAGGACATTCTCAAACTGATATTAGTGGTAATGCTACTTTCTTCACTCGTCCAGTATTAGAAAAGAAAATAGGCAATGTAACTAAAAACGATAACACATTTAACGAATCAGACGCTTATTATTCATTTGCCTATGTAATGGGACAAGATGTATCAGCTCAAGCGTTTATTCCAACATCAACAGCTACATCTTGGAGATGGCATAGTGGTTTATTAAATCAAAGTTGGTTGGATGGAACAACTAAAAACAGAGTATACATTACTAATTCAAACCAAACAGTAGATGCTGTATTTGCTTGGGCTGGTGATTTAGATTGGTCACATTCATCTCATCCAGATACTATTGCTGCAAGAATAGCTGCAGGCATCTATACTAACAAAGCAAATCCAGGAACAGCAGACATAGCTACAATTAAAACTATGGCAATGACTTCTACTATGAGTAATGCTTATGAAAAGACTGAAGTAGAGAAAGCTAGTTTAAATATTATTTCAACAATTGAGAATGGTAAAGTAGTTTTAGCTTGTGGATTAACTAAAGAAGGTTTAGCAGGTTTACAAGTAGTAATGAACTACGATTCAACTAAATTAACTTTAGAAAATGTAATATTCAATACTGGCTCTACAATCACTAACTTCTCAACTAAAGATGAAGGTAGATTAACATTTGGATCTATTGATCAGTTAAAGACAGCTAGAATTAAAACAGGCACTCCATATAAATTAATATTCACACCAAAAGTACCAGTAAGTAATACTGCAGGGTTATTCTTCTTCGTATTAGCAGATGCAGTAGATGCGGCTGGTAAGAAAGTAGAACTTGTAGTAGAATAATGAAGAAATTATTAGTTATATTATTTACCTTAATAACAAGCTTTGGGTTTGGACAGTCAGTGACTGCTCCCGAACCCAAATCTTTTATTATTAATACAGCAGCTCAAGATGCTAGTGGATTTTCTTTAAGTGGATTTAATTCAACCGCAACTTTACTTTGTGCTATTGGTTTACCACAAGCACCAGCCGGAACAACATTTAATATAAGTACAACAACGGGTCTTACACCAGCATCTGGATTTAACTTTACGGGTAACAAAACTCGTTTGGCGTTTACAGGCACAATGGCTAATATAAACAATGCATTAGCAACGTTAAAAGTAAACACAAATGCTACCGCAGGTAACATACAAATATCAGTATCGGCAACTGTTAATCCAACTGGGTATTTCTATAATCCATCAAACGGACACTTTTATAGACCAATATCAACCGGTGCAACATATTCAAATGCTAAACTACTTTCATCGCAACAAACTTTCAAAGGACAGCAAGGATACTTGGTAACAATTACTTCATCCGATGAAGATGCTTTTATATTTGCTAATGTTCCACAATCTAGTATTTGGTTTGCACTAACCGATGAAATAGTTGAGGCACAATGGAGAATTGATGCTGGACCTGAAGCGGGAACACTTATTAAAACATCAAACGGACAAACCGCCGGAAACATAGTTGGTCAGTACAACAATTGGGCACCCGGTGAACCAAACAATAGTGGCAATGAAGATTACGCAGTGACTAAATGGGGTGGTGGTTCTCAATGGAACGATTTACCTAATCATTTTAGTTGTGCTTATGTAGTTGAATTTGGAACTTGGACTAACCCCGATGATGCAACATTTACTGAATTTTATTCTAATAGCGTAAACCATTCAAATGGTAATATACTACGAGCTGAATTTAATTTTAATTTTGGAAATAATGTTGATGAAACAATGTTTAAAACTAGAATACTAACATCAAATGATAATACTACATTTTCATCAAATAATCCTTATGTGAATTTGAATGGTATTGGTAGAGTGAACATGACATCACAAATGGATACTACACAGATTAATGGAACCGGATTTAAAGCAAATACAATAGGTGGACAAGTTGAATGGTGCGTAGTATATGATTATGAACCACAAAACCAACGATACCAGATCTTAATTGATAAAAGAGAATTTACAGGTACAGGCGTTTCAGCAAATAGTATTACAAGTTTGAAATTATTTGATTTATGGGATGGACCAGTAACATATCAATGGGATGATGGAACTTGGGCAGCATATTGGATTTATACACCAACTCAATTTAATTTTGCAGGTTCATCGTTTTCATCTAATATAAGACGAGCCAGTTTCTTCTGGGGATTAAGTGCGGAATTTACATTTGTGCAGAATAGAATGAATAAATTTCATAAATTGGAATTTGGAAGTTTGACAGCAACACAAAATACAAATTTATTATCAAGTATTGTTACTGTATCTGATGTGTATTTGGCATTTAGAGAATTTGCAGATAGAGGAATAATGGGAGATGAGAGTAAATATTTTACATCTGGTATTCAATTTGATAATGCCGATATAAATGGTGATAATTTATTTGATGAAAGAGATTGTTATTTGTTATTAACACACTTACAAGGAACAACATCATTGTGGTCAACAACTCCTAGTATAGCAGATGCTATAAAAATTATACCATCCACGAATTTTGATAATATTACAAAACAAAATTGGAATACATTCACATTACCTATTGGAATTGATTATCCATTTACATTTACAAATGGAATATTGAATGCTTATAATTTAGATATAACTTGGAAAGGAGATGTTAATTTATCACATTCATCCCAACCAACAAGTTTTATACCTAATGCAGCAAATATGTCTACATCAGATATAAAATCTATGTCCGCGTTTTCTACAAATTCAGCTGGCACTACTGAAGCTGATATTATGATGGAAAAAGTAGGTGATAGTATTATAGCAACTATAAAATTAATTCCAAATGGCAATGAAATAGGAGCCACTCAATTTATAGTACACTATGACAACTCAGTATTAGATTATTCGAAGGTTGAATTTAGTAATAATCAATCTACTAACTTTGGTAGAAATAACGGTTCATCAGTAGGCGTAGGATCATTAAATACATCTGGTGGTTCAATATCTAATATTGGGTATAAAATAGTATTTAAACCTAAAACAACTATAAATAACGTGTTAGGATTAATATCAATACAGAATGTAGAAACATTAGGAATTAATTTAAATAAACTTAATGTAAAGATTAAATGATGAAAAAGTTATTATTAATATCATTATTGTTAATTGGATGTAGAAAATTAGACGTCCCTGCACCACCCCAGATAGTAGATGTATTTAGTTCTACTCAATCCACTGTAGTTAACAACAGTGATATATCATTTAAACTAGATAAGGCGGGAGTATACATAATTAAATTAGTAGATAAAGATACGGAACAGGTCATAACTAAGGAACGAATTAATGGTAAAGTAGGTACAAACACTATTAAAATCTACACTAGGACGCTACCTGTTAAATATTTATATCTGATTTTAGATGATGAAGGTGGAAACCAAGTCAATAAAACAACCATTATAATAAATTAAAAGATGAAGAAACTATTATTGGTACTGATATGCTCAATAGCATTATCAGCTTGCCGCAAATTAGACATCCCGACTCCTCAACCACCAGTAATGGCTGAGAGTTTAAAGATAGCAAATTCAGTAGGGATTAAATTACAAAGCCCATTTGTAACTACTGAAGTACTAATGAATGTGAAGCTGGAAACAGCAGGCACAGTTACGATTAAAATATTTGATATCTCGAATAGAGTAGTATCTAAAGAAACTGTAAGTGTAGTTGCAGGTGACAATATACTAAAAGTATACACTAATGCTCTACCAACATCAGCTTATAGAATTGCTTTATACGATGTAAATAATAACCAATTAGGAATAACAGATTTTAATAAACTATAAAAATAAAAGTATATGTCAGAAGAAAAACAAGAAAGCACAGGTACATCCCTTAAAAATATTTTTATCGGATTGGCCTCAACTATCACCTTAGGTGTAGGTGGATGGGTAACTACTAAATTAACTGGTGGTGAAGAAGAAAAAGCAGCTCCAGTACAACAAGCAGCTCCAGTAATCAATATTACTAACTCAAACCAACAACAACAAGCAGCAGGTGGTAAGACTGTAGTTGTTAAAGAAAAAGTAGTTGAAAAACCAGCAGCAGCTCCAGTTAAGAAGAAAGAAGGTGACGAATTCAAAGAGAAACCAGCTCAATGGTAATCTATGGCAAACGCACAACCTAAACCTAAACCAAGACGTAGTAAACGTTCTGGAATGAAAAAAGCAAAGCAAATAAAACAAAATAACGAAGTTTTAAAAAAGTATAAGTAATGAGTCAACAACCAAATACAGGATTTAGAGAACTACTAAATAAAATGATGTCCCGCAGATGGTACATCACAGCAATGGTATTGGGTGGTTTTATAGTAATCATAGCTGGTATATTTGCCGCTATTAGTTTACAAACACCAATGGCAGCAGCATGGAAAGAATTATTAATGTTATTATTAGGTGCCTTCATTGGTTCATATGGTAAGATTATTGATTACTGGTTCAGTGATACAGACAAAGATAAAATGTTAGTTCAGAAAATGGATGAGGAAGACGGTGTAGCATTAGGTAGTGTTAATGACATTAAAGAAAGCAACAAACCAGTAACTCCATTAATTCCAGATGCATTCGTAGCAGGTGCAGCAGCAGCTAGAGATTTAGCTGTAGTTGAAAACAAACAAAACTACGAGTTAGCAGCTGACCAACAAGAACATGACCAAAAATTAGAAGCCGATCAACAAGAACATGAACAAGAAATGGCTAAATTAAAATTAGAACATGAAATAAAAGCACATAGATACTGCCAACATGAATGGGGTGACTCAGACAATGATGGTGAATTAGAGTGTCAAAAGTGTGGGTTGTTGAAAGACGCTTGGGACGAATCCCACTAACCAATAAAAATTAAAAGTATGAAACAATTTTTGAAAAATCTATTTGATGATTCAAACACAATCAATGAAAAATCAGTAGTTGGCTTTACAGCATTCGTGATGATGGTAATCACCTTGATTGCTGATATTGCAACTGGTTTAGTAGGTAAAGAAATGCCTATTCACGAGTTTGTATTTGACGGATTCATGGTTATCGTATTAGGTGCATTTGGTATTGCATCAGTTGATAAATTTATCAACAAAAGAAAAGGAGATAAAGAATAATAACCAAAGGGAACTTCGGTTCCCTTTTTTTTAATTTATTATATAATGAAAAAACTATTAACAATATTACTAGGGGTATTATTAACAGGGTGTACTACTACAAAATATGTTTTCATTGATCCTAAAGACAGTACTAAATTAGTTGAAGTTAGAAAACGAGTTATTTATGATGACGTATACTATAGTGCTCCTATAATGTCAACTCCATTGTGGTGGGATTGGAATTATAGATTTAGACAACCTATTATAGTTAATCCTAGACCTATAATTGTAAATCCAAGACCTAGAGTTCAACCACAACCAAGATGGACTCCATTACCACCACCAAGAAATGATAATAGAGCTCCAATTAGAAAATTTAATAACAAATAATGTATGAAAAATTTATTAATATTATTAGGTCTATTATTGACCATAAGTGCGGGTGCCCAAACTGTGGGAAGCACAAAAACAGAACAGTATAAAGCATCATTCGAAACATCGATTGACATATCTCAGTTTCTAGATTATGATGGTAAGCAAATACCAATTCAGATATTAAAGTGTGGTATTAGTGATGAAATGTATGAAATGTATCCTGAATTAAAGGAAAAACGTGTTGGTTTAGGTGTGGCTAATATTACAATGGAGTATTTAGAAAATCTAAATCGCTTCAAATTCACTGAAGACAAAACTGAGATCAAGAACAGAATGGTAAAACAATTCCAAGCATCACAAGCGGGAATTAGTGAAAATAAATTAGATGGTAGAGGTAAAATTAATCTAGCGGAATACTTCGTTACTATTGAAGTATACGACTACTCTATCTCAGAAGATGAAACAGTAAATTTAAAAGACGGTGTTAAAAACTTATTAGTAACACGTTTGGGTTTACAAGTTCGTTTTACAAATGCAGAAACTGGAGTAATATTCGGAGCATCAGGTTTAGGTGAAGCTAAAACAACACGTGAATTAACTTTACTATCAGATGCTACAGTTGATCCAGTTAAATTTAACCAATCAACTATTTCAATAGCAACCAAAAAAGCATTAGATATAGCTTGTGCTCGTATCTTAAAGCGTATGGTTGATAAGGGAATATTTAGCAAATAATGAAAAAATGGGTTGTAAGTGTAATTATATTATTGTTCGTTTGCCTTAAAACGAATGGCCAAACCTTCACTCAGACGTTTGTAGATAAATGTACTGGTGAAACTAAGATTGCAACTACAACCTATATTAATGGCAACGCTGTAGTATCGTTTTACAACCAAGTAAAAACATTTACCCCAGCAGAAGTTCAAAGTGGGGCCTTACAAGCATGGTTGCAAGCAACATACGCAGCGTATAATTCAGCAGCATGTCCAGTATCTCAAACAGTAACTCAAACCGTTCAAAATACAGTAACGCAAGCAGCAAGTCAAGCAGCATCAGCAGCCTCATCAGCGGCTTCATCAGCCGCTTCAAGCGCAGCGAGTTCATCAGCAAGTTCAGCAGCAAGCTCAAGCGCTTCCTCAGCTGCATCAAGCTCAGCTTCGAGCTCATCAGCCTCTTCAGCGTCTTCCTCTTCAGCATCTTCGTCATCCTCATCCCAATCATCCTCATCATCTGGGTCTTCGTCGTCATCAGGCTCAAGCTCAGAGAGCAAATCAGAAAGTACAAGTTCAAGCGAAAGCAAGAGCGAAAGCAAATCTGAATCTAAATCAGAAAGCAAAGAAGAAAGCAAATCTGAATCTAAGGAAGAAAAAAAGGAAGAAAAGAAGGAGGAGAAAAAAGAGGAAAAGAAGGAAGAAAAAAAAGATGAGAAGAAACAACTACGAATGAATCCTATATTGATGAATTCGGATTTAACTACTGCTCAAAACCCAACAGGTGGCTTTACACCTATACTATCATTAGGTATGTCTCAATCATCAGCAACTGGTGAATCTAGTTGGGGTGTTAGTTCAATGATATGGATGGATTTTAAATCGTTTGCCTTATCAATTAACAAAAGCGATTTAGTATTTAAAGATGGTCAGTTAAAAGCAATTAAAGCATATTCATACACAGTAGCTAGGGTTAAAGGTACCAACATGACATTTGGTGGTTATACCTGGATTAAACCACATCCTAAATTAGGAACGTATGGTTATAACTTAGCTTATATTAATATTAAATTAAAAGACGGAATAACAGGTAAATATTCATACTCAATGGTGTCATCAATAACATCATTCTGGACTAAACCGTATCAGGTAAATCTAAAAACAACATTATCTCCAGGAGTATTTGTTATGGCATCACCTTATTCGTATAATACAGCTACAGGTTCAACTTGGAATTATAATATTAATTCGTTAATTGGATGTGGATACTCATATAAGATAAGTAAACGCTTTGGAGTAAACATGGACTATAAATTGATGGTATCAACAGTGCCAGGTTCACCTATGCTTAGTTTCTTTATGATTGGTTCTAAATTACAATTCTAATTTGGTTCGGTCAAAATGTTGTCGTATATTTAATTCAAATAAATAATTTATTATGAAAAAAGTAATGTTCGTATTCGCAGTTGCAACTATGCTAGTTGCTTGTGGAGGAAATGCATCAGTTGAAACTACAAACACTGACAGTACAGCCGTAGCTGATTCTTCAGTAGTAGCAACAGATTCAACTGTAGCTGCAATTCCAGCTGATTCAGTTTCAGCTAAGTAATTAAGAGGGGGCGATGAGCCCCCACTTTAATTTTAATGGTTATGTATAAGGTAAAGCAATTCTTTAAACGTATTTATAATCTCTATCGTTGGTTACCCATTATATGGAAAGATCAGGATTGGGATGATTTCTATATTTTCGAAATACTTAAGTTTAAACTTAAGAACCAAGCTGAATATATTGGTTATCACGATAGGCATATGTCTGCTAAACGTGATGCTGAAATAATGATGTTATGTGTTCGATTAATTGATAAGGTACAAGATGAATGGTATGGAAGAGAATACTTTGATTACCATAAATCAGAACTTAAATTTATAGATAGTATAAGCCATCCAGGTAGCTATGAAATGGAAGAGGAATATATATCTGAAAACTTTGATGAATATTTTAAAAAATATCCTCGTATTTATAAGCAGGTTAAGTGTGATGATAAGCATAGAACAGCATTTAATATAGCTAAAACAAATGAAGAACGTGCTCATAAATTATTATTCAAAATATTAGAAAATAACATCAGAAGATGGTGGGATTAAAATAAAACATATGTGGAAAGTATTCTTATTAATGTTCATTATAGTTGCAATTATCTCTTGGAGATGGGTTGCTGCTATTGATTATATGAAAGAAAATCACCCCGACTATAAAGGTGATGATTTTTTAAATTGGGATGAAAACGATAAAAACGAAATATCATGAAATATATCCTTACACTTTTAACCTTAGTGTTATTTGTATCTTGTAGTAATAACAAGACTGAAATTGATTGTCAATCTGAAGTAGATATTTTACAAGCTAAAGTAGATAGCATGCATGACGAACTATTTATCAAACACGTTGAGTTAGGTAGATATGAGTTATCATTAGAGCATTTGAAGGAAGTAAATCTAAATGCTGGTCTTGAATTTGAAAACTTTATGTACCACGAAACTGAATAATATGAGAAAGAATATTAACAGCGGAGAAGATTACGCTAAAATACTAACTAGCACTATCAGAGAGGCAGATGGCCCACTACCAGAACAATTAGTAGAATATTGGTGTGAGGAAATTTGGGAATTAGCTATTAACAGCTATAACGACTATATTATAGGTAAAAAGAATGATTATTTACTTTCAGATGAGGATATGAATGAAGCATATGATCGTGCTGGATTAAAATATACTCAAGAAATGGTTAACGGCTTAGTAGACAAAGGAATGTTACAAGCAGGTGTAGGTGAGGAAGGAGAAATACTATATTCACTAACTGAAAAAGGCAAAAAACATACTCTATGAACAAAGTAGAATTGTTAGGTTATTATGGAAGCGATCTAGTTCATGCTCAATCAGCTTGGACATCAACATCAAGAGATTTAACTGAAGATAAAATAGCAAGAGTAGGTAAACTACTTAAAATGCTAGCAAGTGAGGGTCATCATACTCCATTTGAAAAATCATCATTACATTTCCTAGTAACAGTAGATCAAGCAACACACATCCATTTAATTAAGCATCGTATTGGTGTTTCAGTTAATGGTGAATCAGCTCGTTACAAGGAATTGAAGGAAGATAAATACTACATTCCAAATGATTGGCCTGATATTCCTTGCAGTATGGAACATCTACAGAGAAAGAATTGGGCTGATATATTAGATGAATATACTAGGTATGGTAATCAACTATATCATCAATGTTTAGAAGACCTAACACCAATACTAGGCCGTAAACGTGCTAAAGAATCAGCTCGTTTCTTTAAAACATTCAATAGCCAAATTACAATGGATGTAATGTTTAACTGGCGTTCATTCTATCACTTCCAGCAATTACGTAATAGTGAACATGCTCAGGTTGAGGTAAGACAATTAGCTCAAGATATGCTTGATCTAGTTAAGCAAATTGAAGGTAACCCATTTAAAGAAACTATAGAGGCATTTGAACTGTGAGTAAATTAAAAGACAAACTTAACTCAGGCCACTACCATGAAATGATGGATCGTTTACACGTGCTAATGAGTACACTAGATGATCATATATTACAACACCCAGTAGCTAAAGTTGATAAAGAGTTAAATTCACATTTGAATAAAGCGTTAGAAGAACTGTGGCATGCTTATCAAAGAGCAGGTAATTTAGATTCTGAAGAGAACGAAACATAGCATATTTATATGGGAAATGATACGCACAGTAAATATAAAAGGAAAAGAATATTACGTAATAACTACCTTCATACAAGCTGATGGTATTGAAGCCCCTGTGCAAATTCATGTTAGTTTATCTCATTTAAAAGAAGTAGATAAAATTAAGGTTCAAAAACATTCAAATTACTTCTTCAATCGCGTTTTCAAGTCTATTTCAAAACCAAAACAACCACTTAAGATAGAAAAACCGTGGTATAAATTTTGGTGAGGACAAAATAAGTTATTACATTTACGTAATGACAGTTAAACAACTAATAGAGCAACTACAACAATTAGACCCAGATCTACACGTATTCGTAGCAGGATATGAAGGTGGTTATGACGATGTGGGACCAGTTAGTAATGTTATGAATATAGCATTAGACGTACATGAAGAATGGTACTATGGTAAGCATGAAGATGCTGATACTGCCTATTATGTACCAGATAAAGACAAATACACAATAGTAAAAGGTATAATATTATAAGTTATGAAAACAGTAGCAATCGGAGACGTTCACGGACGCTCACTCTGGAAATTAATCGTTAATCAAGAACAAGACGCTGACAGAATTATATTCATCGGTGATTACTTTGATTCATTTGATATTAAAGGAGAAGAACAACTAAATAATTTCCTTGACATCATTGAATTTAAAAAATCAACTGATAAGGAAGTCATTATGCTTATTGGTAACCATGACTATCATTATTTTCCTGAAGTAGGTGAAAATGGAACATCAGGCTACCAATCAGTATTCAGCCACCAAATCAAACCAACGATTGATGCTAACAGAGAGCACCTACAAATGGCTTATCAGTTTGATGAGTTCCTATTCAGCCACGCTGGTGTTAGTAGTAAATTTATGGATAGTGTATTTGGAGCTGATGGATGGAACGTAGAAACAATGGTAGAACAATTAAACGAACAATTTAAATATAAACCACTTACATTTCAATTCGGAACAGCAGTTAGTATAAAGAAACTAAGCTATCTAGATCCGTATGGTGATAATGAAGAACAATCTCCAATATGGATTAGACCACGTTCACTAATGGCTGCTAACAGAGATACACTACGTACTCAAGTAATTCAAGTAGTAGGACATACTGGAGTTAGAAAACTTGATATTGATGGTGCTATGAAATCAGCTGGTGGTAGATATTATCTTATCGACTGTCAAGAAACTACAGGTGAATATTTGGTTATTCAAGATGGAGAGCTTAGCGTTGGACAAACAAGATAATTATGAATTGGGTTTCAACAGTAAGCACAACAGTAACAGGTTATAGTAAAATAAATTTCATTTACAAATGAAAAAATTAAAGTACACATTAGAACGATTTAGATGGATTAAAGCACTATTCAGTCCGTTTACACCATTTAAAATTGGATGGTATGTTGGTAAAATACGAATTGGTACTCCATATTTCTTACCTCGCAAATGGGTTAAAGCAACACCCGAATTAGCATATAAAGCAGCAGAGGAGGAAATTAAACGTAGAGAAAATTTTAATAAATCAAATGCTAATTCAAAGTTTAAACATGAAATACCACCAATTGGTGAATTATATCAAGAATATATGAAACGCCAACACGCAGTACCACTTAAAGTAGGATTCAGTATGTGTGGTTTGGGATGGAAAACAAAATGGACATCCACTGACTTCAGACATGAGTGGAACCCAGTAATATCATTTGTATTCTTCGGATATCAAATAGCAGCTACATTTTATCATCCACACCATAGTCACTATTGGGAACCTTGGTTGTATTATGAATACGAAACAGATAAAACTAAATCTAAACGTGAACGAATAGAGCAGTGTAGAAAAGAAGCTCCACAAACATGGACTTCAAGCAGACATAATGAAGAACCAATAACAACTGATTATTATACTAAGATACTCAAACCAAAATATCTAAAATAATGTTATGGAAATAGATAAAGACGAATTATTTAAACTTTATATGGAGTGGGTAGATAAAGTATCTGAAGATAACGATTGGAAAACTTCATTCGGACCAAAAGAAATTGTACATTCAATTACAAATATTATAGAAAATAACCCACAACTAATTAAAAATAGAAGCAATACTTAAATCAAAGTATCTAAAATGAAACGAGCAGATAAAAGTAAATTAGTATTAAAAGAACTGATTGATAAGATGTTTGAGATAGCAGGTCATCCTCTTAAATTCGAAGATGTAGAAGGTAGAACTGATAACTGGTTTCAACAATACACTATGACTGAAGCTCAAAATGAGGAGTGGCGAGAGTGGGGTATTAAATTGATAATGAAAAAACAGCGTTACAATAGATATCTAGCTGATCGTGAAATGAGAATGTTAGATCTATACTGTGGATTAAAAATATCAGATTCAAAATATGACAGGCAAGAAACAACCGAAGCGTAATTGGTTCATTGTAATGAATTCTAATTTAGAATACTTCAGTGGTATGATGTATGGAGGTGAATTGGTATGGTGTAGCGACTATAACGAAGCAAAACCATTAGATGATGAGGCTAAATTTAGAACACTACAATCACTTTGTAGGGGCGAGGAACTGATCTTAGATTATATTAATGAATAAAGAACCAGTATACCCTAAAGATAATGGATCATTAGAACGAGCACGTCAAGCGTTCTATAAGAAGGTACGTGAATGGAGATGGGATGAACCTGATGAGAGGCCTAGTAAACCAAGAGGCCGTAAACCAAAACAATTCGTTAGAGTAGAATCTAAACCACGTAGTGAAGGAGAAAGACGAGCAATGGAGGCAGGACGAAGTAAATTCTTTAATTTCAATTAATATGGACAAGTACACAGCATTAGGAAGCAACATTTTCGGATTTGAAATCTTTGAAGAGGTATTTAAAGCAATCAATGAACGCGGAGAGCAAAGTGATGAAAGTATGTTTAAAGCAGGTGTGGCGAGTGCTGAAGCTGCTGTTAGACGTTTGAGGGAGGAATATTACGACGCTATCAAAGCGGGTGATATTTATATCCATGAAAACGAAAAATAAAGTATTACTAATTACAGGTTTAATAGCGTTACTAACACTATTTACATTTTTAGGTCTTAAAGCACAAGACACAGTTACAATTCAACACAAAGCGTATAAAACAACATTCAGTAAATCCAAAGGATACCCTGTAAAGGTTGAATGGTGGGTTACTAGAGCATCAATCGAATGCAATGTTAAAGCTAAACGTGGAGACAAGTTCATACCTGATCCTAAACTATCAGCTGAAACTAATCTACAATCAGACTATACAGGACAAGGATTCGATCGTGGACATAATTTCCCAGCTGCAGACGCAGCGTGTGATCAAGTAGCAAATGACGAATCATTCTACTTCAGTAATATGACAGCCCAATACCCAGCATTGAATAGAGGCGATTGGAAGGAATTAGAGACAATGACACGTACTGAAGTTAAATTATACGATTCAGTTTATGTATGGTGTGGATCTGTAGGTGAAGCTAAAAAGATAGGTAAAGTATCAGTACCAAAGCAATGCTGGAAAGTAATGTATACTAAACGTTTAAATACATATAGTGCATTTCTATTTGATAATAGTACTACTAAGGCAGATGGAGTTAAGAATAATGAAGTGCCTTTAGAGGTGGTCGAGCAAATTTCTGGTTTTAAATTTAAGATAAATAAATAATAAATGCCAATTCAAACTAAAGACCAAGCACAAGACAAAGCAAGTAGGAAATTAGATAAAGCATTACACAGAAAAACCAAACACCGTCCATTACATGAAGAAGAATGGAGTGATCTAACTCAACGTGGAGCCAGTTTGGCTGAGCAATTTGAATGGCTTAGATTAAAGAAGAAACAAAAAGAAAAGTATGGCAACTAATGATGAAATGTTCCGAAAGTGTATGGAAATCGAAGCTATGGTTACTACAATGGTAATGCGTGGCATAACAGATAACCGTAGATTAGTAGAGGCAGTAGATGTTAGATACCATCCCAACACTGAATGGGAACAAGAAATGTTCAGTGAAGCGATTATATACGCGAAGCATGCAGTCCTAAATTAGGATGGGCAGAATAGTGAGTGTAGATTTAAGTATAATAATTAAAATCAAAGGTTATGAGTTACAACATTGAACAAATTAGGGAATTAGCCCCGTCAGTATTTACAACTGAAAAAGCTAAACATTTATCTGATAAGTACATTCAGACACCTACTATTAGAGTAGTAGAAGATTTAATGAATCTAGGTTGGGAAGTAACTAAAGTACAAGAGGTTAGATCTCGTAAGTACAAAGGGTTCCAAAAACACCTATTAGTATTCCGTCACCCAAACATCACAATTAAGGGTGCAAATGGAGATGATTCATGTCCTCAAATCCTATTAACCAATTCACATGACGGTAAAGCCGCATTCAATTTTAGAGTTGGTATCTTCAGATTCGTATGTAGTAATGGATTGGTAATCAGTGATGCTGATTTCGGAGTGATGTCTATTAGACACGTAAACTATACCTTCGAATCATTGCAAGTTAAGGTAAACGAAATGATTAGTAAGCTACCAGGATTGGTTCAGAAAATCAATTTATTTAAAAGTACAGTGTTAACTGATGCTCAAATGGAAGATTTCGCTACTAAAGCATCTCAGTTGAGAACTAAAAAGCGTGTTAACATTATGGATGTACTTACTCCAACACGTACTGAGGATCAAGGTAATGATCTATGGGTAGTATTTAATCGTGTACAAGAGAAAATATTAGGTGGTTCATATACATCTGGTGGTCGTAAGGCTAGGTCAGTAAAGAACTTCCAAAAAGATATTCAGTTGAACGAGCAATTGTTCGAATTAGCTGAGTCATACCTTTGATTAACGTAGGATTGGGGGCGCAAAGCCCCCATCTTACATTTATAATGTTATGAAAAATAAAAGCGAAATACATATAGGATCAGGTTCACACTTAAACATTCAAACGTCACAGTTAGTTTCATTGCATGAAACGTTAACATTGATTAATGGATCTAAAGAACCAATTGAATTGGATGTTAAAATAGAAGCTGACTTCGGAACTATACCTGAGCAATATCATGAGGTATTCCTAAACATAATGACCTCTAAGTATTACAATAAGACATCATTCGGTGATAATCCATTCAGCCAATGCTTACCACCAGTAAAGAAACGTTGGTGGCAATTTTGGAAGGCAAGGTACTAATCGTATCTTCAATGCAAATCAAAGGTTATGAAATTATCAAAATTATTTAAGCGTGCCGTAAACGGCAAAACGCTAGAGTGGGAAATTGAAGTGGAAAACAACTGCTTCAGAACAATATCAGGCTACACAGACGGAATCAAAACAACATCAGAGTGGACATGTTGCGAAGCTAAAAACGTAGGTAAGAAAAACGCTACAACAGCAGAACAACAAGCATTAGCAGAAGCAATTGCAATGCATCGTAAACGTATTGAAACAGGTTCATTTGAAAACATAAATGAAATAGATACGCCCGTATACTTTAAGCCAATGTTGGCTCACGATTATAATGATTATAAGGATAAAATTAAATTTCCAATCTACAGTCAACCTAAACTAGATGGTATTAGGTGTATTGTTAGAGCTGATGGAATGTGGAGTAGAAACGGTAAACAAATTATATCTGCGCCTCACATTTACGAGGCACTGAAGCCATGGTTTGAACAGAATCCCGATTTGATTTTGGATGGTGAACTATATGCTGAAAAGGATGTAGCTGACTTCAATACAATTATATCTTGCGTTCGTAAAACAAAACCAACAGCAGCAGACTTAGAAACATCTAAGAAAATACAGTACTGGGTATATGATATTCCTAGCGTTGATGGAACGTTTATAGAGCGATTTCATGAACTATTAGACTTTAATCTACCAGATTGCTGTGTTAAAGTACAAACAGATCAAATTGATAACGATAATGATCTATCAGCTTATTATTTCGATTATATGGCTGCTGGATATGAAGGACAAATACTCAGAACAGACTCATTATATGAAAACAAACGTTCTAAATCATTACTAAAATATAAACAATTCCTTGATAGTGAATTTACAATCTTAGGCGTTGAAGAAGGTAAAGGCAATCATGCTGGTAAAGTAGGTAGATTGAACTTTGAAATTAATGGTAAGCCATTTGATGCTGCTGTAAACGGTGATTGGGAGTATATTGAACGTCTATGGCATAGTAGAGAGGGATTAATAGGTAAAGTAGCAACAGTCAAATATTTCGAATTAACTGAAGATGGAATACCACGATTCCCAAAGGTAATAGCAATTAGGGACTTTGAATAGTCAGAGTCCTGATCGTACATTCACCGCAAATCAAAGGTTATGTCAGTAATAATAGGTGGAGACAAAATAATCGCACACAGCTTCTTACCGCCTGTAGTGTTCGATTCAATACAAGAACCAGGTAAGCGTTACGTTATTGCAGATGGTAAATGGACTGAGATTCCAAATCATTTAGGTTATGGTAATGTCATTCATTTCAAGAAACCATATGAAAACGGTAAACACCACGCTTTCAAACCTACATTCGAACAGGAAGTAGATGGTAGTAAGGGTAAGAAGTATACTGTTAAATGTAATGATGATAGATGGAGCTGTACCTGCCCTGCATTCGGTTGGTCAGGTAGTAGAAACTGTAAACACATTGATCAGATTAAAGCTGAAAACGGATGGAATTAAAAGAACGAATATCTAATTATACTCCAACAAAATACAATCCGTATTATTGGTGGCGTCGATTTAAAGGTAGAGAAACGCTTCATAAATACAGACGTTTGAATGAGAAAATAGCAAACGGCGATTATGAAGTAAGCGATTACCATTGGTGGATGATGTGGGAGAATGAATTGGAAAGCGAAGCCGTATCTAAAATAACTGATCCATCTAAACTACACGAGGCGAGATGCCTATTTGGAGAACGTAGACGTAGACTATCTGCTGATTATGAAAAGGACGAAGCCAAAATATTAGAGGCAATGTATAAGGATTTCAGAATTGAGCTTCGAATGAGCCAAGAGGAAGTAGAGGAGGAAATGCTTCAATTCGATGGTACGTTGTCTGAATTCTACTACTATATTTATAATAAAAAGAAACAAAATGGAAATTAAAGACATTTTAAGCGAACTAATTACAGTAGCAACAAACGTATTAAACGAGAAGGGACATCCTGAAAATTTCGATTTAGAAGACTTCATTGACACATTAGAAACTTACTATAGCGATTTAGATGAAATTGGTGAGTTTTACTTTGAAGGTGAAGGTGAAGACGATTTTGGATGGGATGAAGACGAATATTAATTGTCAAAGTTAACATCGTATATTAATACAAATAAATGTTATGGATAACAGAAATCAACACCGTTTACTTAATCAAGAGCAAATTATAAACATCACAGCTCAAGTCGCTTATGACTTAGTTAAATTCGCAAACGAATCAGCAGAAATACTTGTAGATCATTATTTGAGAGGTGATGCTGAAGGTTTACTTGAAGTGGTAAGTAATTGGATTGAAGGTGCTGAAGATGAAGTATTAGATGAACTTAATACTCAACTAAACGAAGATTCATTTAAACAAGCAGAACAGGATAATGACTATGATTACTAGCATAGTAGTATCAATGATAACATCATTAGCGTGTATCATTGCTATATTTAAAGTATCAGACTATCTGATTGATAAACCCAAAACAAGTAAGTTTAGACAGTGGTGGTCACGCCACATCTGTGACTTGGATAATAACTACGAGTAAAATAGATTGGCAAAACAACAGTCGTATATTCAGGGTATGAAAACATTAGTAATACACCCAGATGATCGCAGCACGGATTTCTTAAAACCAATCTATGCTAACGTAACAGATGCTACTATAGTAACAGGAGGCGTTACTAAAGAAGACATTGTTGAAATGATCAAAACACACGACAGAGTAATGATGATGGGACACGGTTCTCCATCGGGATTATTCTCAGTAGGTAAGTTCAAACTAACAACACCGTATGAGTTTAATTATATAGGAGGTGTAGCATACACCAACGCCTATATTATTGATAGTACAATGGTTCCGTTACTAAATGAAAAGGAAAATAACGTATTCATTTGGTGTAACGCTGATAAATTTATTGATAGACACGATTTAAAAGGATTCTATAGTGGAATGTTCATTAGTGAAGTAGGTGAGGCGGTTTACTGTGGATTACCAGGAACAGAACAAGATCAAGTGAGTGCATCAAACCACTACTTCGCTCAATTGTTAGGTGAGGTAATAAACGATCCCCTTAAAGATGCTTACTTCCATGTGTTGGATAACTATGCATTATTGGCTGAAGAAAATCCTGTAGCATTATACAATTACAATAGATTATACTTAAAAGACTAGTTATGAGCCGAATTAAGGATTTAAAGGAAAAATACCCAATCCTATCATTATCAGTTGCTGACCTTCTAGAAATGATTGATCCAACAGATCAAAACAAATACCTTAGCATGTTAGGTAGAATTGTAAAAAATAAAGTAGAAGAACGTTTCAATGGAGAGGATGCATATAAAACAGAAATGAGTGATATAATTGGGGACAGTTATGTTGAATCTCAACCATGTGGATACAGCTATGTATTATATCAACTTATGGATTTAGTTGGTGGTAGAAGCAGTGTTGAGGTATTTAAAAAGTTTATAGAAATGAATGAACGTGGTGTTATTGAAAACAATGACATCCAACAATACAATTCAATTGATGATTTACAAGCGGCTATTTCATTGATCGAATTAAAGGAAATGGATAAGGAAATGGCTGCTCAAGTTGTTAAAACATTTGAAGATGATACTTGGTTAGTTGTTCGTCCTCTTACATTCGAATCATCTTGCAAATATGGAGCCGGAACTAAATGGTGCACTACAGCATCTTCAGAGCCACAACACTTCCATCGCTATTGGAGTCGTGGAGCATTGATTTATATCATTAATAAGAAAACAGGATATAAAGTAGCAACTCAAAGATATTATGATGATAGTGATCGTTCAACACTATGGAACGCTGCTGATAGAGAAATGAATTGGGCTGATGTTGACGTTGATAACCACATATTCAATATTGTTAAAACTGAATTATCATTAAAAGTAACTAATCAGAGTCTATGTAGTGATGAAGTACAAGAAAGAGTAAAAAGGATATGTTTAGGAGAACAATTTAGATTAGTTGAACAACCTACGGAAGTGGGAAGAATATATATCAATCCTAATCCACCTAATCCAGCACGCCTTGATTTAGCCTTATTAGATGCTTTAAGAAATGAAGTTCGTAATGAAATAGAACAAATAGGTCTTGATGAACCAACAGTTGAAATGGACCAAATTCCAGTGGTTGATTTATCAGCACTATCTATTCATGAGGCTTCAAATGAATTACGTAGAATGCTAAATAGTTAGGCTGGTCAGAGTAATGATCGTATATTCACGTTACACAATTAAAAAATCAAAGTTATGAGTAAAGCAATTAAGCCACAACAAGGCGTCGTTTATGAGTGTTACAAAGGTTATAAGGATGCAGGTATGGACCGAGTTAGAATAGGTCAAAAATTCGTTTGGGATGGTGATGATAATGGATCACAATATGTATTTGATAAAGCATCAGGTAAAGGAGTAAGTGTATTCGTACCTAAAGACAAATTCGCTTCATATTTCTGCCCCGCAGCGGATCAATCTGAAACGAAACCTAAACCTAAATCTGAATCTAAATTCAAAGTGGGTGATAAAGTAAAAATTGCAAACGATTCAGAATGGTACGAACCAGGTAATAAATTCAATCCAATTGACACAGTAGGGGAAATTACACAAATTAGTAAAGGATACTTAGGTATCAACGTGGAATGGGATGATGAAATAACTAATAGCTATAACGAATGTGATTTAGTGTTGGCAAAGCAAGAGTCGTATATTGACGTCACAGAAAAAATTAAAAATATGACAATTCAAGCCATTACAGTAAGCTCTACAGAGCAAATCAAGGAATTAGCTAAAGTATCATTCCTTAAAGATCAAATCGAAGCAGCGTTTCCACACCTATTCGTTACCCATAAAGTAGGTAACAGGTATAAACATGAAGATGGTAACCGCTATATCCTAACAGGTGAAAACAGTCATGTAGCATTGACTAACCTAAGAACAGGTATGATTGAATCCCATACAATCAGAACAAATAGCTTCGACAACATAACAGTAGATGAATTTAAACAGTTATGTTTAGACACAGACAAATTAACATTAATTAAGGAGCGCCAATAGGCGCTTCCTTATTGCTTGGCAGGATTCCGTTCGTATATTTACGTATAATTAAAAGGTATGAAAAGTATAGAATTAAAAATTAAACGTAAAGAAATGATCGCTGCTGGCGCCTACGATGGTCGATTTAGACAGCGTATGGTAGTAGATAAGAAGAAGCAAGCCAACAAGAAATGGGCTAGGCAGAGCAATTAACGTAGATTTACAACACAATTAAAATATAAGGTTATGACAATCAAGATTGAGAAAGAGACAAGATGGAATCAAGTAGCAATGGCTCCCGAAACAGGTTATTACATTTGGATAGATGGTTCATGTTCCGCCTATACTAAAACTGAACAAGATGCACTTGACATGGTAGAAAAAATCAAAGCAACATACGTTGCACCTAGTAAAGAGATTATCTTCGAAGAAATAATTTAAATGAAAATGAGTGGGTGGACGTAATAGTCTACCTACTTTTAATCTTAAAAGCTTGTGGCTCACACACCACTATAAATAATACGTATATACGATTAGTTATGAAAAACAAGTCAACAACTAATATATTAGTAGTAACATCAATGATATTGATTTGGGTATTAATATATTTAATGACTAAGTAGATGCGACCAACATTCGATTGTCACGGCAAAACATATTACGAAGTAGAAGATCAATTTGAAAATTGGATACTACTAAACAGCACTAAGCTACCAGTAGATGTGATTACGGGTGACAGTGAGCAAATGAGGAAGATAATAAGGAAATGTTTGGATAAGCATAATTTCAGCTATAACGTCCCGTATTGGAACAATGGAATGATAACAGTAAATTAAGATGAACGAAGCAATACAACAAATATACATCAGTAAATTGCATGAGCAAATAGCGGTCATGGATGAATTGATCGATGTACAGCGTCAAACAATAAACGATAGAGACGAGAGCATAAAGATGTTAATGAATAAGTTAGAAGAGGCAATTGAATTAGCGAAACGAGCAAATAAATTGCTCGATGCTAGGCAGGGTAAGGGTATTAACTTATGGAAATAATAGTTAAACATGTCTAAATACAATGACGAGAACCATGAGCGGATGTTACTAACAAGCCCTAGCTACAGAGAATGGTGGGGGCAGAACAAGGATCGTATATTGAGTGAAATTAAAAATGATATGAGCTTAACAATTGAGGATTTAAAAACGATCAGATTAGCGCTTAGCAGTTACCCTCTAAGTACAGGATTGATAGAAACAATGGGTAAAATAGATGATGAACTAGCTAAACACAATCTCAAAGCGGTATACAAATCAAAACCAAAGCGACCATATCAACGTCAAGCAGATGGTGAATATGTATTTGAACCTATAAACAATTATTATTAATTATGGCTATCTACAACAACGACAGGGATCCAAACGAAATGGACTGGGAAAAACAAAACATGAAGGAATATAGAATCATTGAGTCCCGCCCCGCAACGTACTACTGGGAGTATGTTGTAAAAGCAAACAGCGAAACCGAAGCGTTAAACATGGTGTTGGACGGAGAGGTGGAAGCGGAGGATAGCTGGGTGGATGAGGATGATAGCGTGGATAGTGACTTTGAATTGTATCCAGTAAATGACGACGAGGAAAATGAAACGAAATAAGTATAAATTAGTAACGGTAAACGGAAATAAGATGGCAGACTTTAGTAAACAGTATTGTGAATTACACGATCCGGAAATGCCACATGATTTTGATATCATGGAGGAATATCACAAATTGAAACCTGGAAATTACATTCCGTACATTTGTGAGGGATTTGGGTTTATAGCTATAGGTAAGTTTGATGACACGGACGAGTCTTGTATGTTGGCTATGCCTGTGGATGATGCGCCTTATGGTACGGTAGTATGGAAGGCATATGATGTTGTAATTAAATAGGAATGCGTTTTTTAGCGCGTTTTTGTCGCAAATAACGATATAGTTTTGTCATATGTTTTGTATTGAGTGTGTGACAAACAATAATGACGGGTGACGACCCGTTTTTTTGTACGCGTTAGGTTTTGTTTAGTTACACTATAGTATGTGATAAGGTGGTATGTGATGGGTGATGGTGTGGATTAGTGGTATACGCTTTCTCAATGCGCCACTCCAACTCTTTTTTAACAACTTTTTGTCCCTTCTTTATGCACCACTTTTGTGTTTTTGGTGCACAACTTTTTTTGGAGGGGTGAATTTTTGGTCGTACCTTTAGGTGACTACTTGCTAAGTGGGGTGGTGAGGAGGTGTGGAGTAGCCTACCTCTGATCTCTTCACCTGTTTCATGAGGCGCCTGTCAACTGACACCATCAATTTAAACTTTTTTTTCTGCCCATCCAATTATTTTTTTGTCGCAGTAGGTTTTGTTGTGGCAGAGTTTTTTCGTATATTCACGTATATGAAAGTTATAGAAAAACCATTAATCGTCAGTGGAAACCAGTTAGGTACATTCATGGCGTATACAGACATTGAACCAGAACTCACCGTAACTCCAGAGACAGCTAAGATGTCTAGGGTGCTTCCCGCACCGTTTTTTTATGAGAAGCGGTTGTTTTTTTATTTAATCAGACGTATCGAACCAGGGGGTAAAGCGGGATTTCCCAATGGTGGTTTTGAGGTGCGTGATGAGGGTGGAGCCCTCCGCTCATACGATCTGGATCAAGTTATTATTCACCCCCAGGTTATTAAACATCAGAAGACACTAGATAAAATGATGCGTCGCGCCGAGAAGGAACAAGCCAAGCGCAACCGTGAGATGAAGAAGCGTGAGCGTGGTACGCGTCCACCTAAGAACACTACCGGTAAGCGTGGAAGACCAGCTTTGGATCCCACGGTGAAGGCAGCTCGTGAAGCGGAGAAGGCGGCTCGAGCGTCTAGATCAGGTGGTAAGCGTGGGCGCCCAGCATCGACCACTCCCAAGGTTTTATCCAGCGTGAGTCTCAAACCCACGGGTAAGAGGGGCCGTCCAGCACTCACCCCAGAGGTGATCACCCAGAGGGCGTCCGCGAAGGCAGCCACTAGGGTACGTACGGGAGGGAAACGAGGACGTCCTAAAAGTTCTCGTAGATAAGTTTTGTCCGGTCCAGATTTTTTCTGTATATTCATGTATAATTAAAATTAAAGTATGAAAAAACAGATTGAAATTAGAATGAATGGTCTGAATGAACTTGGTGTTAGAGAAGTAAATGAGTTTTATAAAGACAATATTAGTGAAGGGTATTTTGAACCGTTTGAGTTAGGTGATAGATTAACTTCAAAACGAACTAAACGAATCAAACAACCTAAAGGTTTTGGTCTAGAAACAGAGTTGTATACAATT